TGGTTATGCGTTGTTGTGTATCTGTTGCTGACTACTGATGTACTATCTGTCTGATGCCATTTGTCACTCACAGGTACGACATTTGAGTCAGAACGCTTGTTCGCTTTCAAATCCGTTCTAATTGAGAATGGTTCTCATTTGAGAATGATTCTCATTTAAGAGATGTTCAATAAAAATGCCACCCACGTCACGAACATTCGTTCTGTAACTAGAGTGGCAATATATCATTTACAAGTGGTACATTAAAGCGGTCTGCAATTTACCAACATACTAGTTAGCGTATCTTTCAACGTTGCCTTCTAACTGTATACATTAATGTTAGCACTTGGTGATACCTTAATATGAGAGTGAAGCAAGCACAGCTTCTTTACACATCATGTCTTTAAATCTTAGACAACCTCTTTCAAAATAAAATCTTAGGTTAGTCAGAATTAAGTCATTCTTTTTTAACATAACATAGTTGATATTATGATCGTCAGTAGTAACTGTTATTTTTAACGGACAGGAGTTATCTGGTTTATCATCACAAAATATAATACCAGAATCAGCATATTCCTTAATGCCATACATTCTATCCTTGTATTTAAGAGTGAACACATATCTTCCCCTACCACTCGGTTTATCAATAAAAGCTTTGCTGTCATTAAGGTATACGCCTTGACTAGAATATGCAACATATTTGTCACTTGAAAAAGCTTTGTTGAAACCACTTTGTTTTTGTGCAATGGATGCCGTGTCAATGAAGCCCTGTTCTAGTACGAAACCATTACCTTTTAGGAAATTTGTATCTTCTTTTAATCTAGCAGATATACCCATAGCTGTATAATATGGGTTAATAATAGATACAGTGTTACCACACATAAAAACAGGCACATATCTAATTTGTTTTCCCTGTCCTCTTGCAACGCTTGTGTGTACACTTAAAAACTTTTTGATTTCATCTGTGCAGTAGTGATTAGTTTCACTTTGGAATTCATCAAACATCATTTGCTGAACGTCTGAAAAAAGGTGACTGTATCGCTTTAATGCATCCGCATTATTAAGTGAGAATGCATATCCACATGGTTCTTCATTTAAGAACAGCTCATGAAAAATACCAGAGGCGCGTCTTTTGCTTGTCATTTCATATCCTCTAAAGAAAAGTGAGCCAATGTCCTTAAAGAATTTGTCCGCTATTTCGTCAAGTTCATAATTATATCTGTATACAAGCGCGAACTTTTCGCCTCTTTTTAGAAATCTGTTAACTAACAGCCTGCTAAAATATGTTGTCTTTCCCCCTGTTCTATTAGTTGTAACCATATAGATTTCTGGCTTGTTACCATTTATGTCAAGCATGCTCAAAAGTTTTGTGCCGTCATAGTATTTATTCATTGTGTATGTCACCTACTTTCTCTATATATTGTATCATACTTCTTGACAAAAAGCAATATATAGTGTATAATATTTCAGATGAAAAGGCGGTGAAAAAAGAATGGATGTAAATGCTATTTTACAGGCTGTTGGCGCACTTGGTTTCCCTATTGTGTGTGCTATCGCTATGGCTTGGTATGTCAAGTATATGACAGACCGAAACAGAGAAGATATTGACAAACTCAATGAACAGCATCAGCAGGAAATGAAAGAAGTAACAACAGCATTAAATAACAACACATTGGCACTTCAAAAATTGTCAGACGTTATTGGGAACAGGGTGGATAAATGACAGATGAATTAAAAAATGCTTTACTTAAAAGTAATATTCAGTGTATTAACGAATATGATGGTAAATTTGTTCTTTTGAATACTACAGCACCTGGCGGAAATAATTCTCTTCCATTTAAACCACTATTTAGTCGGGAAATACCTGTTGGCAGTATTTTCATAACAAAAGTCGATATTAATTCAAAAAATGAAAACAAAACATCAGTTTTTGTGTGTTGTAATGCTTCTCAAATGTTTCGACCTATTGAATCTGAAAATAATTTATTTTGGTATGAAATAACAGATAACGGACAAGTAATTTCTCCGAGGGAAGTGGGGGATAAAAATGAAAAAACAGATTGACGATTTAGTTTTACTAGCTATTCTTCAAAATCAAATAAAGAATGCTGTTGATGAAAACAAGGTTGATACTAGTAAGTTTGCAAGTGTTAAGCATTTTAGTGATATAGGCAATTTAACAGAAAGCGAAAAAAAAGATATATCTGAAAATTTATATAATTTTCTGTTTGATGATTTGACGAATTATTTATATGTATTATTGGATGCCAACAAATTAAAATGGAAATATGTAAAATTTTACACGAATGGTTCAGGCTATGTTTTTCTTACAAATAGTGGTATGCTTTTCACACGCTTAAGAGAAGATAAAAATGTAGCAGTTGATACTACTGGCGTTGTTACATTTACAGACTGTAATGTGAACTTAAACATATTTCCAAAACCACAAGATTTTATTTTGACATCAGAAAAATACACTGATGTAATGTTTTATTGTAACTACTTCAGCAACACAACAGATTCTATCATATATCGCTTTTCAAGTGGTATCATTTTAGATTCATCATCTGAAGCCCCACAGTACAAAATAGTTTTTGCTTCGTACGACGTTAAAGCGGCTAAAGTCACTTTTGTAGAGAAGGTGTTATCATGAAAACAGTAATTCTCAACTCAAAAGGTACTCATGTAGTCGCACTACAAGCTATCTTACGTTCACAGGGCTTCATTGGTCAAAATGGAAAACCTTTGTCAATCGACGGCAATGCGGGTAACAACACAATCTTTGCCATCAATTCATATCAGAGCATGATGAGGGCTTACGGAATTGAATGCGGCACAAATGGCCACAATGATTCTTCCTGTGGCTCAAAAATGTGGGAGTCATTGTTAGGAGGTGATTGCTAATGCCTTTTACGCCTAGACTTACATCAGAAGGTATGCAAGGCTCAAAATACTGGTACAGTGACAACCCATTTTATCAAGCAAACCTTGGCCCACAGCAGACAGGCGGCAATTGTACATGGTATGCATGGGGCAGATTTTATGAGATTATAGGGCGTTATCCGTACGGTTTGTCAACTTCAAATGCAACAAATTGGTACGCACGTACAACAGGTTTTTCAAAAGGAAAAGAGCCAAAACTTGGCGCTATTGCTTGTTATGGCTACAATAGCGGAGGCGCAGGTCATGTGGCAGTCGTTGAACAAATAACATCAGATGGCATTGTAACGTCAAATAGCGGTTGGTCGTCTGGAAAGTATTTTTGGACTGAAAAAGCAAAAAAGAGTAACGGCTATTGTCCAGGTTGGATGCATGGTTACTTACAGGGATTCATATATGCAGATGTTGATACTGGAACAGTGCCAGACCCAACACAATTGCATTGGCAATCTATTCCAGATTGGCTAGATAGCTACACATCAGAGAAATCAACAAACAACGCTTATTGCGTTGCAAGCTATTTACTTACAAAAGGATGGTCATTAAATGGTGTTTGTGCATTACTTGGTAATGCTACAATGGAGTCTTTTATCAGTGCAGACTTGTATGAAAAAGGTGTTGCAGTAGATGAAAGAGGCTATGGTTTAGTTCAGTGGACACCTGCGGTTGAAACTATTATTCCATATTTAAACCAGAACTTTCCAGATTGGCAAACAAATCTCGATACAAACGGATACGGTCAATGTCAGAGATTGGATGATGAACGTCATGACAACCCGCAGGAGTGGTATCCAAACTTTCCATCAGTGCCGACAGAGTACAGAACTTATCAGACAATGGAAGCTTTTTGTACTGCAACAGATGATGTAGGGCATATGGCAAAATGCTTTTTGTACTGCTATGAAAGACCTGCTGACCCATCAGCAACCATTGAAAAACGTGCAGAGTACGCAAGATACTACTTTAATTTGTTACAGGGCTTTAATCCATCTTTACCAACAGGTAAAGGAATTAAGCGCAGAATGCCTATATGGATGTATCCAAAGCTAAGAAAGAGGTGGTAACATGAAACAGGCAACAAAAGACGCATTATTAGCATTTGTTGGAGATAGAACAGATGATGATGCTATCAGCATTTTAGAAACAATCAACGATGATGGTATTGATGATGGTGAGGACTGGCACCAGAAATACGTTGATAATGACAAGGAATGGCGAGAAAGATATACAGCAAGATTCAAAGAGGGTGGAGAACCTCAGCCAACAACAACACCAGACTCAGAACCAGACCCTGAAGATGAAATGAAAAAGTTAACTATTGATTCCGTGTTATACGGTGAGAATAAATAAAGGAGTGATTTTTATATGCCTACTAAACCTAAAATTACGACAAATACCAACATTTCAGCTGACGTTGTAAACGCAATTAGAAACAGTGCGTCAAATAACTATCGTGAGAATGTTCCTTACGTAACACCGGACGCAGACTCGCTCCGAGGTATTGGTGCTATCTTAATGAATAACCCTGCATTAATGAACGAGTTCATCAATACACTTGTCAACAGGATTGCCTTTGCGAGAATTGCCAGCCGAATGTACACCAACCCATTAAGAACACTGAAAAAAGGTGTCATTGACACAGGTGAAACGATTGAGGACATCTTTGTAAACATTGCGAATGTGTATCAGTATGAAGAAGTTAGGGGTTCTGACAATGGCGCAGGAAATACATTTAAGCGATTTGACAACGACGTAAGAGTTGCTTTCTATGTGATGAATTCACAGTTAACTTACCCTGTGACAGTTAATCGCGCGATGATAAAAAACGCTTTCAATTCTTGGGCAGGCATGGACGAACTTGTCAGCGGTCTCGTTCAGTCAGAATACAGTGCGGCGGCTTACGATGAATTCAATATTACGAAATACATGATTGGTCAGCACATCCTCAAAGGAAAACTTACTTACTACACATTCACAGGCGGGCGTTATCTTGAAGCGGCTACACAGCTTAGAAAAGCTTCAAATGATATGTCATTTATGACAGACAAGCTCTCTATTGCAGGAGTTAAAACATTTACAGAGAATGACAGAAAAGTTATTCTTATCAACACCAATTATGACGCAAACATTGACACAAATGTTCTCGCAGGTGCATTCAATCTTCCTTATGCAGATTATCTGAACAGAAGAATCCTTATTGATTCGCTCGGTACACTGGACGTCGAGAGACTCAACAAGATTTTTGCAAATGACCCTACATATAAAGAACCAACCGCTGAAGATATGGCTTTTCTTGATAACATTGCAGGTGTTATATTAGATGAAGATTTTGTTCAGATTTATGACAATGTTTTTGAAATGCGAGATATGCCGAACCCTGTTTCACTTGATCACAACTATTTCTTGCATATGTGGCAGACGTACGCTGTGTCACCTTTTGCAAATGTAGTTTGTTGTATCCCCGCTGAATCTGTGCCTGTACAGACAGCTGATAACACAACAATTACACCATCAGCAGTTGCGATTACTGGTAAGCTTGGTAAAGATGGCACAGTAACTGGCATTCTCACTGCAACAGTTTCAACAGTCACTGGTGGTACAGAGACAGTCAAATGGACTAAAACAGATGGAACAGCAACTGGCACTGTTGCTTCGAACGGCGTTTGGACAGCAAAAACATCAGGTATGTTGAAAGCAAAAGCAAGCATTGGAACTATTGAATCTGCTGAGGTAACAATTACAATTTCTTAATGAGGTGGTGACTTAATGAGCTATATCGCGCCTGATACTGACATATATTTGCTTGCTAATGTTGAATGTGATAAAAGTTACGATAATGTTAAATATTTTGCAACTAAAAATGCACAGCATAGTTATATGTCTGATAAAATCGTTAAGTCATTTACTAATCAGAGTTACGGGCGTGTCAATAAAGGCACGTTCCGTCTATTCTGTAAAGCAGATGACGTATATCAATGCAACTATTTAATGTTTCAAAATACAGCTTTTGGAAATAAATGGTTTTACGCTTTTATCAATAGCGTTGAGTATGTTTCTAATAACACTTGTGAAGTAAGGTTTACTATTGATTTGTTTCAGACTTGGTTTCTGGATTGTACAGTTGGTCAATGCTTTGTTGAGCGTGAACACGTTACAGATGATAGTATAGGTGCACACACACTAAATGAGGATGTTCCTACTGGTGAAATGATTACAGCAATCGAAGAACAGTTGACAGAGTTTTCAAAACAGCACACTTACGGCGTAGAAATCTGTATCAGTGATACGCAGTTGAGTGGCATTGCTAATCAGCCTACATGGTTTGATAAGCCTGTTTTGAGTGGCATTTTTCAAGGTTCTAAAATTGGTACAACAGATAACAGTGATGACTTATTAAAGTTTCTGGACAATGTCATTTCAGCGGGCTATCTGTCAACAATTATACAGGTTTTCACAATTCCAAAAATATTTGCACCATCTGGCTCGGACTCAAGAGTACAGACAACAAGAGAATTACCTGCTTTACCTGCAAAATTCGGTAATTATACACCTTTGAACAACAGATTGTATTCTTCACCTTTTGTTGACTATGTTGTTTATGCGCCAACAGGTGATAAAATGGTTCTGCATCCAGAGTTGTTCAGTGATTACGAACATAGAATATTAACTTTTTCTGGTAATCAAAGTGCAACACCTCAAATAATGTGTGTTCCAACTAATTATAAAATTACAGGCGGCATAAATAAGACTGAGGGATACACACTTAATTACGGTATAAAAGGTTCTTTCATGTACGACGCTTATCAAGCTGAAATTGCATCATATGGAGTAGGAGAACTGGGTGGTACTATTGCTCATTGGTTACCTAGGATTTTAGGTACAGGCAGTAGAACAGTTGGAGCAGGTGTCGGCTTAGGTGCGGCTATAGAAACAGGCGCAGGGATGCCTTTATTAGCGGCAGGCCTTGCAGGCGTTAGTGCGGTAAGTAGTGCTGTTAGCACGGTGTCAGACTATTTCAAAGAAACGCACGACACATCGAAATTAATTGGTAATTCTGGCGGCTCTGTTCTTTGGTCACAGCAGATACTGGACACATTTGTACAGGTGCGTCAAGTAAGAGAAGAGTATGCTAGAATAGCCGATAACTATTTTAGCATGTTTGGATATAAGGTATGCAGATTGAAAGTACCAAACATTTCCACTAGACCGTCATGGAATTTTGTAAAGTGTTCTACTGTTGCTATAACAGGTGCAATACCTGCTGATGCGGAAGAACTAATTATGAGTGTTCTGAAAAAAGGTGTAACGTTTTGGAAAACAAGCTTCGGCAACTACACAGCAAATAACAAATAAAGGCGGTGATTAAAAACGGGGAGAAGTAGAAGTAAACGAAGATTTTTTCAAAGGGTATATTCTTCTGGCATACAATATAACCATTGGTTAATGAAATTTGCAAGCAACGCTGTAGCATCTTATCGTGTCGAGGGTTTGCCAAAAGAAATAGATTCAAGGTGGTTAGCGTTAAAGCTTTTTGAGCTTGGTTCTATTGCTTTCTTTTACGATTCGGATGCGGGCGAGTATGCCTGCATGCAGTATTCGTGTCTTGGCACATATGACTGCTATGGAAACCCAACAAAAATACGTGTTTGGAATCCTTGGACAGGATATCAGAGGGAACTAAACAAGGGCGAATTTGTTATTATATGGGATAACATGCTTAGAACAAATATGTACAACGCTTACATCGAATTAGCGTACAGATTGTGGAGAATTGACGGTACAATAGACACAAACTGTGTAGCACAGAAAACGCCCGTTATTGTTCAGTGTTCAGAAAATGAAAGATCGACTTTTAAAAACTTGCTTGCGGGAGTTGATGCAGATAATCCGTACTTAGCAGTTGGCGATAATCTGTCATTAAAAGATATTAAAGCATTACAGCTAGGTGCATCACTGGTAGCACCTCAGTTGATGGAAGTACAGCAGACACTTTACAACAGAGGAAACGCACTGCTTGGCATCACATCTGTTATCGTACAGAAAAAGGAAAGAATGGTGAAATCCGAAGTAGACACAGCTAATGCTGATGCTCTTGCTAACAGGCGCTCAAGAACGATGGCCAGAGATTACGCAAGTGAACAGATTAAGGAAAGGTTTGGCTTGGATGTTACATGGATATTTGATAACGGTGACGAGCCAAACAAAGAAACAGGCGATACAAGCAATGAAAATGACGATAGTAACATAGAAGATTTTATTGAATGAATGACTGTTATAGAGAGGTGATAACATGAGTAGATACACAACAGAAGTAAGATATATCTGTGAATCGCTTGCAGGTCTTAACAAATCGGTTGGCTATTCAAATGTTAATGAAGTCATTGAAAAGTCAAGAAATAGAATCTTTCCGCCTTTTGAAATATTTGACGAAAGTTATAGGCCTGTACTTGAGACAAAGATACTTAAACATTTTTATACCAGAGAAATTGGGTGTGAAACGTTTGGTTTGTGGCAGTTAAGACTTGACGCTAAACTATCAGTGATTATGCCATATTACAACAAGCTTTATAAAGCGATTAACATTGATATCCCTGTTATTAATAACGTTGATATGAATGCCGAACATAATATAGGCAGAAATGCTGACACAAAAGTTAATGACAACACAGATATCACAGCTAATTCTAGCACAACAACAAGCACAACAGCTAGTGCAAAGATTAGGCACAGTGATACACCTCAAGGCAGTTTAGAGAATCTTGAGGCTAACGAGTATATGAGTGATGCAACACTTAGTGATACAACACAAGCTGTAAACAGTAACGCGAATAGCAGTAGCAACAGTAAGAGCAACAGTGACACAAATGCAAAGAGTACAGAAGAGTATGCAGAACATAGATGGGGAAAAGAGGGCACGATAACTTATATTAGTATGGTGAACGAGTACATCGAAAAGATGAAAAACATTGACGCTATGTTAATTCGTGAACTTGAAGATTTATTTATGCAAATCTGGGATATATGGGAGTGATTCAATATGAGTTTTAAACCTAGAAATTTTAGAGAGTGGTGTAACCACACTGTTCCTGTTTTACCACAGGTGTATGGGGATGAATTAAGTTATTATGAGCTGTTGAATAAAGTCATTGAAAAAAGCAATGAGCTTGGCGACACAATTAATGAACTTATTGAATATGTTAATCACTATTTTGATAGTTTAGACATTCAAAAAATGATTGATAAAAAGCTTGATGAAATGGCACAAGATGGAACTTTAGCTGATTTGATTAACAACGTTATTTTTTCGAAGTTAAATAAAAGTGTAAATAAAAGGGCAGTAAAGTGTGTTACAGTGTTAGAAATGGTTAACGATATGGATATTTCTTTAAATGACATTGTAATTACTTCTGGCTATTATACTATAAACGACAATGGTAACGCTACTTATCTTATATTAGATGTTAATTCAGGTTACAATATACCATTATTAAATGGTCTTTTTGCTTATTTTGTTGGAAAAACAGGCAGACCGGAGCAGTTTGGATGTAAAGGTGATGATAGTGATGAAACTATTGGTTTAAAAAATTTGCTAAAAACTTGTAATTGCATCGAATTCACACCTAACAAAAAATACGGTTTCAGCTCACCACTTACTGTTATGGGTGACACAAACATAAATGGTAACTTTTCGTGCTTACATTCACTCATTATAGACGTTTCAAGCGATCCTAACGATGGGTTAATTAAAGTTTCTGGTGATAACTGTGTATTTAATAATGTCAAATTTGATGGTGGTATGAATAATGCAGGGCAAAAAGTAAATAAACACACATATGATAGACCGTCAACAAATGGCAGACCTATTATTGACACAGCTTCGGGAAATAAGTACAATAACATTTTAATAGAAAACTGTATTTTTGAAAACGCAACAGCTATGTCAATTCAGCTAAATGATTGCGACAATGTAACAGTGTCAAATTGCCAAATAAGAAACAGTAATAGAGATGCAATCTTTGTCATTGGTGATGCAATAAGCATTGTTGGTAACATTATAGAAGATTGTGAGGATAACTACATAGCAATCGACACTAGTTTCATTAATCGTGATATTAGCGGTGTTGTTATATCTCAAAACACATTAAAAAAGTCAATGACTAACACAGACAGATATACTATTTCATCAAGTGTTGGCATTTTTGTTGGTAATTCAAGTGGTAGAACAATCACAAAATGCAATATTAATAACAACATGATTGAAAGTAATTATATTGCTGTAAAAATCGATAATGTAAAAGAATGTAAATTAAATAGTAATGACATAAGATGTGGTGGTCTTGGTAAAACTACAGATACCGATTTGTACGGTCTTTATATTAGAAAAAGTCCTAATGCGTATGTTACAGATAATCATATTATTTGTGATAGTCACACGCTTTACGTTGCAAATGACTGTGACGGCATTGTAGTACAATTTTGTGAAATTGTTAATGAGGACGGAAGTTCACTTACTATGATAAAGTCATATTCGAATGATGTGCTTATTAGATATTCTTATTTACAGGGCGTTTTTAATCAGACTGTTTTTGACACAACTAATTTAAGGCTGTTTCTTTGCGCGGCCAGCGGCAAAGCATTCACAAAGACAGCTAGTACAAATATTGTTAAGACTATTTTAAATTACGGCGATTTTATCAATTAATGTTTCACGTGAAACATAACAAAGGGAGCTAATAAAAGCTCCCTTATTTTTATCCTGCTAATGCCAAACACAAAAGCAGTGAATAAACACACATTATAAAAAACAATGTTAATTCATTGAACAGTCTGGCACTTATGGCTGATACCATAACCAGTGCAAAAAACAAATTGAGTATATTAGTCATTTATATCACCGGACTCTCCATAATAAAATGTTCTACCATCCGTTCATTGACAAGGTATAGGCTATAACTTCCATACCACTCATAAGAGCTTTCACTATTAATAGGGTGATATATTATAGTATAGTAAGGCCTATTGTCTATAATATTTGCTTTAATTGCTAAAAAGTCTACTGGAATCTTGTTACTCTTATTGCTATTTTCAAAAACGCTTAAATCAGCATCCATGTTTATTTCTCCTTTCTTAATTTCATTTTTATACTTAACCAGAAATCCATATGCATAAGACATTATCTTTTACTCTCACGCCATCTACATGTGTATTGGCAAGGGCATCTGCATCTTCTATTATTTCCTTAAACGCTTCTATTGCATAAGTTGGCGTAGTATAAACTAATGATGTATTATCACCATATTGTATTCTCAAATAAATTGATATAGGCGTATCCCAACCAATAATGTTACACATTTCTTTTACTATCATTATTTCTTTCTCCTTTTCTTCATTCTCTTGCACGCTTCACTAACGTATGCCTTATGATTTGATTCATTATACTTAGCAACAGACGCTCTCATTGTTTCACACTTGTATTGAAAGTATTCTTCACAGGCTGAATGGCAATTTAAACATCTTTTGTTACAATCTTTACAGGGTGCTTTCATATTATCACATCCTTAAATATAACATTATGAGCACAATAGTCCACCATATCACTATTACACCAGATATGCCAATAATCAATATCATATCTGGTGCTAAAGTAAGTAAATATAACAGAAAGACAAGAACCAGTAACATTAAAACTAAAACGCTAATAAACACAAATTTTTTAAGCAATTTTTTCACCTACCATTTATACGAATAATTAACACCCTGTGAACTTTTTCTATTTTTAAAATAAGGAACTTTTTTAGCTTTTCGAATATTCCTGCAAGCTGTGTACCAATCGAGTGTGAATTTTTTTGCTTCGTAGTCACTCATACCAAAAACTATTTGTCGCATTATCTCACCCAACTTGTACCAAAACCATTTCTGTCACTATCTGTTAAATCTTCCACTTCAACCAGTTCAATTTCTGGCTGATTTCTTACAACCCTAAACTGTGCAATCCTATCGCCTCTTGTTATTACTGTATCTTCAACAGCATGTGCAGGAAAGCACCATTCGTCATTTCTACCAGAATATGAGTTGTCAATAATTCCCATGCTATTAGACATTAATATATGATATTTTCTAAAAGTGGACGACCTTGGCAATATGTGTGCTTCATATCCTTTTGGTAGTTTCATAGCTACACCTAACGGTATATTAACATATTCGCCTTTTCTAATATGCATTGTTTTACCTGCTTTTAAATCAATCCAGTCACCCAACGCATATTTTTCTGGAAGAACCGAATTAAAAAACCCGTGATTCTTGGCTAATACTTTAATTTTTTTCATATAATTCACTCCTTAATACATTAATATATTTTTCTACAAACGCTTTGGAAAATAAATCTGCTTCATAATACGTGTATGAATTCATCAATATTTTTAAAGCATTTTCCAACTTGTTCATCCTTATTACGCGCTTAATAGCAAGTAACGCCTGCTTTGCGTCATAAACCCTAATGTATTCGTTGTAATCTTCATCAAGCATACTGTAAACGTCTTTTCTTATTTGCCTGTCTGATTTACCGCATTTGATACGTTGATTCGACAAGTAAAACACCCCCATCTATTCGCTTTGGAATTAATTTGCATGGGACATTTAAGCCAATTTTAAAATCATCAAATGTTCTTATTATAGGTTCATGTGTAACTTGGTTGAATAGAAATCTGTTCACTGGTGTATTTTCTTTATATTCCCCATACACAGCTTTTCCAGACATTGACAATTCAAACAAGTCTTTGCATCGTTGTGGCATTCCTGCACACTTAATATTGTTGTACGGTTCTTCTATCTCATGCCAATCTTCATGTGTAACATGTTCAATGTATGTTTTCTGTCTCGCAAAAATGGCCTTATCCCAACATGATTCTAGTTTCCATGCACAAAAATCAGTTTCATGTACTTTAATGCCTGTTATCTGTTCAGGTGGTAAGTCACAGTGAATGCTATCTGTATCAGCATAGATAAAACCGTGTTCTTCAACACCATGATAGTTAGCTTGTGCCGCTCTTATAGTGAAGTTTCTAGCATAACTTGTTATAGCTGAACCAACAGGGATATAGCCTGCTTCTTTATCTTTAGCGGTAATATTGATAAACCCTATTGAGTTATCATCTTTAACATATGCTAATTTGAATGAAGAATCTGTTGATGAAGCCATTTTGCCGTACAAGTTGTTTAAAAATAGCTTTGCAAGTGTACGCCTTGCGCCCTTGCTAGTCATTTTTATTTTTGCGTATTTATCGATATATTCGTCAAATATACCGACTTCTGAATGAAAGTAACATCCATCAAGAATCTCAAAGTCAACAAGTTCATAATGCTCAAGAATAAGAAAGTAATCTGTCATAGTCAATGTTAGTTCTACTCTTGCATCACAGGTATTGCCATCAATATCAATGTACTTATCATAGTACTTGCCAGTAGCTTTGTCAAACACATCAGACGTCTGTAAAGACTCTGTACCCTTGTATAACAGATTTCCTTTTATCTGAATGAATGGCAACTTGCCACTTTTCAAATAGAATTTTGTTCTTATTCTGATAAAGAAATACATATTGTTTTGCCGGGCTCTGTCTGGAATAAAGTTGCCAGACCAGAACATCGGTTTTCCGACAGGATATCTGTTGCCAGACATTGAATGCATCATAGATGGATACAAAGAATTTACATCCGCTGTAGTTCCATTTGTGTATATCTTGTTTTCTTTTCCTTTTACAAGATAACACCACCCACCACGATATGACTTTCTTATATAAGCGTCAACGTTTGTCTTTCCATATATCTTGGAATCTAGTTCTATTTGCGTGACATCTGGAAATCTTCTTTTCCAATCATCTTCACCAACTATCTGTTTGTATTCAGCAAGACAACAACTTCCTATTGTAAGGCGATTATGCCCCTCTTGAAAAACAATCTCTAGTGCTTCTTTGACAACCAGAACGTCGTTAGCTATATACTTCTTTTCTTCTGGTTTAATTTCACAGCCTGCATAACGAAAACCAGTATATTCCATGTCAAGTTTCTGATGCTTTGTTTTAAAGGCTTTTCCTATTTCTTTCACGGAGAATGGCAGTAGCTTCAACGAATCCCGAAATTCTATTACCTTATTATTTATCTTGACTTTGATACTATACCATTGCCCCATTTCAGAAATAGTATACTTGAACGTGTTGTTATACATTTCTTTGTCGTGTTTCCATTCACAAGAATTAACGCCGTCGCCAGTATATGCTTGTTTTAGATTCAACTTATTCAGAAAAAACGATATCCAAAAATTGCCATCGAATTTTAGGTTATGAAAATAAACTATCAAATTCGACTTCAAACTACTTAAATATTCCCATGTTTCGTCTATTGAATGTAATATAGAAACATCTTCTGTGAACATTTCTACAATGGCAGATGCCCAAACTTCTGTATTTTTCTGACCCTCATAGACTGTTGTTTCAAAGTCTCCAACCAGATACTTTACTTTTTTAGGCCTTGCCATGCTATCACCACCCATTTTCTGATTCATTCATCATTTCAGCCTGCACCTTTTCTTCAAATGATAATGGTGCGCCGTTGATTATTGATAACAGTTCATCCGTTGCTTGGTTTATGACTGCAACTGATGAACCCCACAGCACAGCTGAAACTAAAACGTCTATATCATTCATATTTCTGGTCGCTTCAACTAGCCTTCTTCCGACCTCAGATGCGCCTATATCATTAATCATATTCAGCAGGAAAGACTGCATACTTTTTGAATATGAAATTGCGTCTTTTCTCCTGCTTCTGTTCAAATCAACAGCTTTGCCTAATGAAGATGTGAATTCTGTAGCCGCTTTTTGATATTCTGCTTCTTTTCTTTTGCGTTCATTCTCTATTTCTTCATCTGATGCATCATTGTAGCCATAGAATAAATCTTCCTCTTCTGGTGTAAATGAACCATATTTTGAAAGAAATTCGTCATTAAAGTTGCTAAAGGCTATATTCTCTTCGTGAGGTATGCCAACTTCTGCTTTAAGTGCTTCGACGTCAATCTTTTTTAACTTATTGACATAAGCCCTTAATTCTTTTCCTGCAAAACCATTTGCTTTAATCTGTCGCAAGGTTGGTATGTTTGTTGGAACATACTGTACACCTTGCTTTTTAAGTTTACGCTCAAGGCGTTTTATACGATTTCGCTCACGCTCGTAAGCCGTTAGCTTTTTACCCACGCTGTACGCCTCCCTTATGTTTCACGTGAAACATTAAATAAGTAAGAATGACGCTCACTGTATGTCGTGAGCGCCTATCTATTATTTAATTAGTTGCTTTAAATTATAAGCTTTCAATATCAAGTACACAGTCAACGTACTTGCGTCCTGCCTTTGACTGACCGCTGAATTTCTTTACAGGGAATGGAAACTGCATAACAGTTTCAATGTTTTTAATAGAACGTTTGAAAGTCACAGACTGAGTACTGAAAACATTATTGTCCGTTGTGATGATTGACATCAGTTCTACTGGCGTGCCATCATCTTTTTCGTCAATAAATTCTAAATAACCTGCCACGTTAATGACATCACCGTCCTGTAATGTCTTAACAGTTTTAATTGAAGGGGCTAATGTTAAAAGGTATTTTTCAATAGGTGTAAATTCTTTAGTTTCGTTTTTAATTGTAATCATGCTTTTTTAATTCCTTTCTTGATTTCGTTGTATTGTGTGAACATAAAACAAATTTGTTAACGTGTTACATTATTCTTCAGACTGAGCTTTAACCCTTGCAGGAAGAATCTCGGCTAATTCCAAAAACTTCTCCTCTGACATCCCGTACAGTTCTTTCTGCACCTCTACTTCTGTTACTTTCAGAGGACGCACCTCTTTATGATCCATCGCAATAACTTTAAGGGCTTGATTGAGTGAAAGTTCGCCTAATAAATTGTATTCGACTGTCTGTATCTCATCTTTCTCGTATACGTAAACTGTCGCTTTCGCTTTTGTGCTCGTAATGGTACGAGTAACCATTCTTTTTCTTGCCATTTTAAGACCCTCCATTTATGTGTGTTTTTTCGGTTAACGCCCACCGGCGAATTGACAGAACGGGAGTCGAACCCGTCGGAAGTGTTCCGCAAGCCTGCCTGTCAACCTTTCTATATGCAAGAAAGGAGGAGAGAGTAAAGAGTTGCCGGCTCTCTTTACATTCTTTATTGTATCATTGTTGTACTGAAATGTCAACAATTTTTTGAAAAAAGTTTTGTTTATTTTGCTCGATAGTTAGATATAACTAACTTCGCACATATTTCATCATAGAACTAATGTTCTTCAGCCCGAAAAGGAAAAAAAAATATACCGCGTCCTGTTGACGCTTCAACAAAACGCCATTCTTTTGTAAATGTTAGAATATATGGCAGTCCGTCAATTTTATGTGATTGGTCAGCCAGATAAACGTTGTATTCATCACATCCTATTACTTGTAATGACCTTTGGAAACATATCTCCATATCGCCTAATATCGCTCTTGTGACAAATGTCATTCTTCATTCTCCTTTCCGTATAGCAAATGAGCTATTAGCTCAGCTACTATTAGTATTGTTATTGCAAGGCCTGCTATTGACAGGCCTGCAAAAATCATTGCGCATCCTCCCATTTCTTAATTGGGCGGTCGTATCTATGCCTATTTGAAACGTCAACTACAGTCATGTTGACTAAATCAATATTTCCTAAAGAAACATGTGTTCCAGAAGACGCAACGTCAACATATTTATCCGTTGGTTGTATAAAGCCAACATATGTACCGCCTAAGTCAAGTACGATACACCGCGTTTTTCCCGACTCATACGTATAGTGTTTTTTGGCTACTCCTGCTTTAAGTAGCACATGTGCCTTTTCATAATTTGTCATGTTTTCTTCCTCCTTTTTTCTTATAACAGTCACATTTGACCGTGTGCCACCTGAGGGAATCAAACCCTCAGTACACCGTGTGGCTTTTTAATTATTTTTTCAAATATCTCCTTCTCATACGATATGCAAAATCAATAGCACTCATTATTCTATCATGCATATCACATATTTTCACAAAATCAACACCCATATTGCATAAAGCGTCTTTATAACCTTGCATCCTGCCCATATGACATGAAGCTTCAAGCTTATCACCTTTAACTACAGCTACAACATACAACATTCTTTCCTTTTCGTAATATTCATCATACTTTTTCATTTTTTCTTCCTCCTTTATCTCTCTTTCTGATTATATTATATCACATGGTACGAAAAATACAAGACGTAATTTTGTACAAAAAATAGTACGTGGTTTGTACCTATACTTGTACAATATAACAGCATATCGTTCTTGTTGTATTGCACAGAAATATGCATAACTAACGCTATTCTTTAGGGGAAAATGATGCCCGAAGTTGAAATGAAAATACC